CATTTTATTGAACGATTCTTTCCGATAGTAGTAACCATCAGGTGCGATGTGGGGTAGCTCTTTCATTCCGGAAATTCGGCGCATTTGAAGTCAGCAAGGGCACGAACCATTAACCATACTTTCTCACCAGAAAGTTGGTGCTCGTCACAATGATATTCTACCATATCCTCCATCAAATGCAACACTTCCAGTGCTTCGGTTTCTAACTGTGTCATCATTAAATTAGGGAAAGTGGTTGATAAAAAACCGGCGCGAATCGCTCGGGATAGAGACTGAATTAGCCTCCGAACATTTCCTCGAATAGGTTAGTTTCTTTGTCTTGCATTTCTCGGCGTTCACATTCAAAATCAATCATGTTTCTCATCTGCAAAAGTGACTCTTGTTTCTGACGAAGTTTGTCCATCTCAACATTGATATAATGCAACTTATTGTTTATATCAACTCGGTCTAATCCGTCCACAGCTGTAACAACGTGCTCCATGCCGTTGATGATAACTTTCTTGTCTGAAATGATGTGAGTCATGAATAATGAAAAGAGGTGGCGGGAGGTAATAAAAAAGAGGGGGAAATTACCCCTCAGGCAAATACATAACCGGACACAAAATCTTCGGTCTTGTAAACATTTTGTCCGTTGATTGCACCGACAAACTTACGAACATACCAGGCAAAATCTTTCTGGAATACACCTTCGCCAGCAACACAAAATTCGGAGCAGATAGCATTAAGACGAGATTTTGTGGTATTGGATTGCCAACCACCATCGAAGATTTCTACGTCATTATCAGAAACAATGGCAATCAGATTGTCATGCAGATAAACAGTAGAAGTGCCATATTCTTCAGAAAAGTGAACAGAAGTGTTGCCAGACTTCCAGTTCTTATTTGCACTGATAGCGGCACACATTTGGGATTCGATCTTACGCATGATGAAAAAAGAGAGAGAAAAAACCTTTGGAGTGGGATGGGGTGTTGTCCCTTCCACTCCTATACAATACACGATTTGAGGGACCGTGCCAAAAATATGTGCCACTTAGCTGACCGTCACATCCGGTCGATGGCACGCTCCATTTGTTCTTTACGCTCTTGCATTAAATCTACCATGTTTGAGTTCATCAATTCGATGGCAAAGTTTGCACCCAAAAGAACAACGACAGTGGCAAGAAAGATTCTCATTAGACTAACTCCTGTTGGATTTTCATGAATTGTTCTTCAGTCACTTCGTCCACACATTCTTGAATCACGGTGTAAATGTGGTCGATGTTTCCTACATCATTGAAGATTCTTTCTGACAATTCTTGATCCATATGTGCCGGATATTGTGGTTCTTCGTTCTCATCCCACATCACACAATCTTCTGCCGTGTAGATCCATGCCGCACAATGTGCGTTCTCTCCTTGTTGTTCAATCAGACGATTTACGCGGTCTTGGAGTTGCTTGAGAGTGTAATTCATTTGGTCGCTTCAAATGCAGGAATGACGTTGATTTCGATCCAATTAGGATACTTTTCCATCGCCCATTTTTCGAGTTTGTTATTCTGTGATTTAATGCCCTTAGATGTTTTTGGGCGAGTGGGCATTGTCTTGAAAACTGATAACGTGCCCTCGTCAGTTTTTACAGAAACCAGATACTCTGCGGTGGTAGTGTTCATGAGTTTCAATTCAGAACGTGACGATAATCAATGGAATTGATACACCAACCTGTGGCACATGTGATCTCTTCGATGAGATCATCTTCATCATCTACTTCCCAAATGTGTCCAATAGTTTCATCAATTAAATCAAGTCGATCTCTTTCGGTGAACAAATTATCACCCGCAAAATCAAACTCAATTTGTGTGACTTGGAATTGCATTTTCAGAGATAAAGAAAGGAACCGTAGGGATCACAAACCTCAGGATTATCTGCCAACTGAGTAATCAGATAGCGGACACCTTTTGCAGGAGCTTTGTATGATGCTGGTTTGTAACATTCGCCAGTATTCTTATCAACGAACATCCAGCAGCTACGGCAATCATCATAATCACCATTTCTAATCAAGCGTTGCCAGACTTTCAAATACTTGCGACCTTCTTCAACCTCCAATCTATGCCAAATCATATTATGTGATTCGATTGCATTAACTTTCCACTCATTGTTGAGCACTTCGATGAGTGCTTCGGTCAGGAATTGTGGTTTGGTTTTTGTCATCGTAGATGCCACAGAAAGTTCGTCTTTGAGTTGTTGAAGGGTAACAGTCATGAATCAGTTGTTAGCAGTGAGACGGAAGATTGTGGCGATCTTAGCATCAATGGAATCAGCAACATTTGCCTCCTCGCTACCATAATCAGCATAATCTTTCATTGCGGAAGAGATAGCATCCCACTCCATATCAGTGAAGAGTTGTTTGTAGATAGCGGCAGAAGTTGCTTGAGAATCGAGCATGTGTGAGTTGTGTTCCTTTGACTCTTATAGAATACACGAGATCGGCGGCATTTCCACCCACCTTGTGCCACCTTGTCAACTGGTTTTTATGCTTTACTTTCCTCCAACAAATGTGGGTAGTATTCTTCTACTTCTCCAATCAATTCATCAACCGAATACTTATCATAGCTCTCACTCATGTTATCGTAAAGAATTGCCATCATTGTTTTGATGTCCATGTCATCCAAGATCTGGTTAATCATTGCATCTTGGAGTGCATCACGATCGATGATGTTGTCTTGAGTTTCAGTCATTTTTTGAAGAAGATGTGTTTTGATAAGTGACATTTTACTCTGAATCAGTTAGCTTTTCAAACTCAAGATGATCGCAGCAAGAATCATCATCATGTAAATCAATCATTTCGGGATCAGTCAAGCAAGTAAGTTTGCCGAACAGCATGTCAATGAAATCGTGATCTTCTTTAGAAAACATTAGTCCAGCGGGTGTGATTTGCTTTGGTAATTCTACCCTCTGCGAGCATGTTGTCACAAACTCTACAGAAAACATCAAACTTTTGCTCTCGGGTGAGATTATGTGGTGCTGCTGAAGTAGCAATCACCTTGAGCATTTTTGCTTTGGAAGTAATCATAATCAGCAGGCACATGCCATGGCAGAATTGAACAGTTGAGGAATCATAGATCCCTCGGTTACATTGTAACCATAACCTTCAATGCGAGAATCAATCTCACGTTGAAAATCATTTTTGTTGATGTAACGCTTGGACTGAGTTTTGCCCATAAAAGTGACAACTTTGAGCATCAGACGATTGTGAATCTCACCCGTTGCAAACTTGACGGGATAGAAGTCAACAACCATGTTTCCGTCCTTTGAAGTGAGTTGCATTGGCGTGAATCCCTTTGACTCTTATAGAATACACGAAAACGGCGACCACACAACCGGTTGTGTGCAGCTAGGTCAACTGGCACACGAGAAGCGACCATTGTTAAAGTTTGCGTGAGAGAATTGCTCTCGGTTGACTAACTTGAACATGCCAAATTTGTTGGTGCGAACATAACCTTCGCCGCCACATTGTTTGTTGCCAATGTATGCTTTGGGTCCATTGTTGCGGCAGGTACGCAACATCTGGTCTTTGATGTTTTTGACAAGAGACCACAAACGAAGCGTATTTACATCGCATTGATTATCAAATGCAAGTGCTTCTAGGGTGATGTCATCAATAACAACACCGTTACGAATACAGGCATTGAACTGTTTCTGAACACGGGCAGATTGCTTAGGAGTGAGATACTCGCAGAGCGTGGACATTTGACGCGCAAATGCAATCGAAGTCTCAAGATCTTTGGAGACTTGCCAACAATCTGGTTTTACATATTTGACGTTCTCACTATCAATCCAGGTGCTAGTATCTGGATAGGCAACTGCATCACGGAGATCAGAATCTGCAATGTAGCGAGTATGTGGAGCTACGATAATTCTCTGATCTACGATGTCATCGAAAACGTAAGTTAGCGTATTAGGTGTATAAGTATCATCCCCACCAAACCCAACAAAATCACATTGAACAATGCCGGAGATACGAGGGAGATAATCCAGACAATGATGCAGAATTTCAGCAACTTCCCCAGTCTGATTCGCATCAATTTCTTCGTGAGAATGATTGATCTTGATTTTAACTTTGTTAAAGACAGATTTAGTCCCAACGAAGAATTTGCCATTTGCAGGATTAGTGCCGAAAACAATAGCGGGAGCGCCGTCAATCTTCAGTGACAGATCAGAATCAACACTGAACCAATATAGGGCAGAAAGATCACCAGTAAGGATGGAATCTTCGGGGTGTTGGAGGTGAGTGTTTTTCATAATCTAATGATGGCATAGAAAAGGGGAAAAGTCAATCCCCTTTGTGACACTATCTGAACTGGATCAGCAGGCAAGTGCTCCACTAGGGATCTCAACCTTTTCGGGTTTGTTATCATTGAATGAGTTCATATTAAATGCTTTCCACTCATCATTTACAGTCCAAATGTATGCATACTCTTCATTATTTTCTTTTTCAAGAAATTCAAAGAGATCATCAAGACGGGGAGGGCAATTCTCACCGCGTTGTGAATAGTATTGAGGACCATATTCTTCAACCTCAACATTTTCGGTCACATATTCTGCGACTTTCTTACCAGTCCAACGATCTTTTGTC